CAGCAGACAATATCACTACTCCAAGTTTTATTATCGGTGATATGAATTCTAGCAATTCAACAATTCACACTGGCGTAACAGCACCAGACGGGTGGCAAGGCGGTAAGCACACTTATGACGGCAGTGCATGGGGTAATGTAGCTGGTTGGGTTGACCCTAAAGTCGCAGAGATTGCAGCACTACAAGCACAGATTGACGCACTGAACGCGTAGGTAAATTTATGAGCCTTTATGGAAATATTGCAGCTAAGAAAAAACGCATTAAAGCTGGCTCTGGCGAAACGATGAAAAAAGCAGGGGCTAAAGGTAGGCCCACAGCTAATGATTTTAAACAGGCCGCAAAGACAGTAAAGCCAGTTAAAAAAGCTAAGAAGAAATAGGAATAATAATGCCATTATTACCACTCGACATTCCAGCAGGCATTTATCGTAATGGCACTGACTTGCAAAGCCAAGGGCGGTGGCGTGATTCTAATTTAGTGCGCTGGCATGATGGAACGATGCAACCCATTCAAGGCTGGCGTATACGCTCTGCGACAGCAACGGCAAACATTCCTCGCTCATTAAAGATATGGATTGATAATTCTAATAATCGCTGGATTGCAGCAGGCACTTTTCAAAACCTGTACATTTATAATGATGATTCGGCTCAGTACAACATAACGCCCTCAAACTTAACGGCTGGTTCTGAGACTGCAATTGACTCAACTAGTTTCGGTGGTGGCTCGTATGGCAATGACCCTTATGGTGAACCAAGGCCCGAATCTACTTTAGGTGTTCCAGCAACTACCTGGTCACTCGACCAATGGGGCCAATACTTACTTGCCTGCTCTAATGCAGACGGCAAAATATATGAGTGGCAATTAAGCACAAGCACGATTGCAGCAGTGTTAAGTAACGCGCCAACTGGCAATACGGCAATAATGGTGACTGATGAACGCTTTGTCTTTGCATTAGGTGCAGGCGGCAACCCTCGCAAAATTCAGTGGTCAGATCGTGAAAATAACAATTTGTGGGCTGCGGCAGCAACCAATGAGGCTGGTTCAATCGAATTACAAACGTCTGGCGTAATCCAGTGCGGTGTTCGCGTACAGAACCAAGCGTTGATTTTGACCACTACAGACGCGCACACAGCGACTTACTCAGGCCCACCCTATGTGTATGGGGTTGAACGCGTAGGCACTTCCTGCGGCTGTGTAAGCGCGCAGGGGGTTGCTGTAGTTGATATGGGCGCAGTATGGATGGGACGGGAATCATTCTTTGTTTATTCGGGCGGTACTGTTCAAGAATTGGCTTCTGATGTTTCTGATTACATTTACAGTGATATTAACGTGGCTCAAATGAGCAAGATTGTTGCTGTATCCAATGCCAAGTTTAGTGAGATACGATGGTTCTATCCATCTGCTGAATCGACAGAAAATAATCGTTACATTTCATTTAACTATCAAGAAAACACTTGGACGATTGGGCAAATCGCTAGAACTGCTGCGGCTGATGCTGGTGTTTATCGTTATCCAATTTACGCAAGCCCAACCGACAAGAAATTATACGAGCATGAAATAGGGTTCAATTACGATACCCTAACGCCCTTTGCTGAAACAGGCCCAATCATCTTGGGAACAGGCGATAATGTAATGTCGGTCACTCAGCTAATACCTGATGAACGCAATCAAGGGGACGTTAAGGCCACATTAAAGACACGCTTTTACCCCAATGATACTGAACGCAGTTATGGGCCGTTTACAATGACTAACCCTGTTTCATTACGGCTAACAGGTAGGCAAGTTCGATTGCGAATAGACACGTTTGTACCTGGTGATTGGCGCGTAGGTATTAATCGCCTAGAAGTTAAAGCAGGAGGTAATCGTTGAGTATTCAGATGCCACCAAAACCAACGGGCAATAGTTGGAACAATTATGCACAGAGACTAAGTGATTATCTATTACAGGTTAGATCACAATTACGGCATAAATCTTCAACTGATTCAGCGACAGAAAACGGTATTTTATTGTGGGACACAACAGGCTACCCCGTAGTTTCAAACAATAATACATTTGTGGGCGTGGAATTAAAGTCGCCTGGTTACACTGTGGCAGCATTACCTACAGGTGTAGTGGGGCAAAGAGAATATGTTACTGACGCATCTTCACCTAGTTTTGGTGCAGCAGTTTCAGGTGGCGGTTCAGTGGTGATTCCTGTGTTTAAAAATGCTTCTGCTTGGGTCGTGGGTTAAACATGAATGAGCTAGAAAGATGCAGAGGTTGGATAGAAAGTGCCCTTGAATATGGTGGCGGTACGCACACTTTTGAAGATGTGAAATGTGGTATAATCGAAGGTAAATCACAGCTATGGCCTGCGGCTAATTCCTGCCTTGTGACAGAGATAACGAAGCACCCACAAAAGAAAGTTTTACACATATTTTTAGGTGGTGGAGATTTAGAAGAAATTAAGTCAATGCAGCCAGATGTAATAGCATGGGCAAAGTCTCAAGATTGTGAAAGTTTAACTATGACAGGTCGAAAAGGCTGGTCTAAAGCATTAGCAGATATTGGCTGGAAATCACAGTTAGTTCTATTAGAAAAGAGGTTTTAAGAATGTCAAAAGGCGGCACGACAAGTACAGGTTCATCAACTGAAATACCTCAATGGGTGCAAGACGCTGGACGCAAGCAATATCAGACGGGTACTGAACTAGGACAAATAGGTTACACACCCTATTATGGTGCTGATGTTGCCGCATTTAATCCAATGCAAGAATCAGCTTTTCGATCTACTGGAACTGCGGCTGATGCGTTTGGTATGGGGCCAGCGTCCACAGTGCCTAGTGGAGCCACTTTTGGCCCTCACTCACCTACTTGGGCGACAGATGGTATTCAAGCACCTACTACTTACAAAGGCGGTATTAGAGGCTATTCGGGTATGCCAATGTATACAGAGGCGTTAAATACGTTAGAGCAGCAACGTCCGTTCCAGAAACAGCAACTTGAACAACAGTTCATTGACCCAACAACAGGGTTAACGCCCGAAGGTCGTAAAATTCAAGACATTAATTCTCTATACAACGAAGCATTTGGTCGCAATGTTGGGCTAGAAGGTGTTTCTGCATACTTGCCTTTGGTTCAACAGGGCATGACTAATAACGAATTACGCAGAATTTTATACGATAGCCCAGAAGCGAAGGCATTAGGAAAATCGTCATTAGGAGCACCCATCGAGATAGGTGTAGGTGGTGGTTTGCTAGGTGGCTCACCATATGTTCCTCCAGCCTTAGTTTCTGGCTCTAGCGGTATTTTAGATTCTATTTCAGGCACAGGCGCAACAGTGGCTAATACAGGCTCAGCAGTGGTTGACTCAAACTCAGCAGTGGTTGACTCAAACTCAGCAGTGGTTGATGCGGCAGTAACTATCGTTAGTCAAGTTACAAACGCTGACGGCACTGTTACAACAACCTATTCTGACGGCACTGTGAAAACCACAGGCACATCAACAGACATAAATACTGGTACTGGTACGGCAGTAACTATCGTTAGTCAAGTTACAAACGCTGATGGTACAGTAACAACAACTTATTCTGACGGCACTGTAGAAACTACAGGAACACCAACAGTGGCTGATGTGGCATCAGGCCAGCAGATGATCGGTGACACACTAACTGATACTGATATTTCTACAGCAACACCTAGCACGTTCGATCTTTATGGCTCACAGATTGAACAGTTAATGCCCATCTATCAACAAGAGTTAGGTCGCGGAATACAAGACCCTGCGGCATTAGCATTTTATGGTGATATGTTAAAAAATGGCGTTTCTCCTGATGAAATACGCAGGCAAATCGCTGGCAGTTCAGAAGGTCAAGGTTTTGTAACTCCAGCAGAACAAGCAGCTATTAACGCTCAAAACTTAGGCTTTGGCGCAAGTTCAGTAACGGGTAATGCTTTTGATGATGCGGCTCAAATTAAAGCAATGAATGAACTTCTTGAAAAAAACCAAGCAACGCGATTAAACATTGTTGGCCCTCGCACAGATTATGATAACGATTTAATGAACGTATTTAGAGGCGCAGAAGAATATAGGCAAGGGTTTGT